TTCATGAAATCCAAAGTTCCAACGTGGATTAGCGTGAATGATGAATTGCCACCTACTGACATAATGGTACTTATTTGTTGGGCAGATGCTCCTGATGTCACCCCAGAACAAGACTATATGACTATTGATGAGGATTTAAATAGCGTATGGGCAAACTATCAAAATGATCCACCTTCACATTGGATGCATTTTCATAGTGTGCCAAACGTATCGGGAGCTGAACAATGAGCATAACACTTAGCGGTCATCAACTAAAAAGCCTTCTCGAATTTGTAAATCCAGATGGTGAGAAAGATTTAGATCAACTTGATACTGAACTAACAATTAAATTCTTTGAAGTTGGCCACAGTGGAAAAGGCTATTACTTTTGGATGACCGAATATCCAGAAGAAGGTGCAATGAAGTTGGATATTGAATCGGGAGCTGAGGGATGAGTGAAAAAGCATTTAAAGATTTAAAAATTCGCTTCCATTTGGCTATTGGTGTGGCTAATGGCGATCGTGAGGACTTTGGGAAATTATCGGATTGGATCGAAGAAGAAAACTGGGAAATGATGGATGAGGAAGAGCAGAAAGATACTCTTTCAGAAATTGCAGAGGAATGGGCGCAGCAGTATTTAGATTTAGGAGCGACAGTTGAATGAATGCACAAATTTTAGATCCATGCTGCGGCTCAAAGATGATGTGGTTTGATCGTCAAAATCCAAATGTAGTATATGGTGATATCAGAAAAGAAGAACATACATTGTGTGATGGTCGTTCTTTAGTGATTGAACCGGATGTGATGATGGACTTTCGCAACATGCCTTTTAATGATGGCCAATTTACTTTAGTTGTGTTTGACCCTCCTCACCTGGTGAAAGCAGGAAAGCAAAGTTGGCTAGCCGCCAAGTACGGGAAGTTGTCAGAAGATTGGCGCGAAGATATTCGCAAAGGTTTTGCAGAATGCTTTCGTGTGTTGGCCAATGGTGGTGTTTTAATTTTCAAATGGAATGAAACACAAATCAAAGTTAGTGAAGTTTTAGCGCTCACAGATCAAAAACCATTGTTTGGCCACATTAGTGGAAAGCGCAGTAACACACATTGGATTACTTTTATGAAAGCGGAAAGTAAGGAGGAGTAAATGGGACAAATAGTTAAAATAGAGGCTAGCATTCTAGAAAAGATTGTTGCTGTAGCTGAACGTATTGCTCAGTCAAAAGAAGAACGCCGAGTTGGTCGTGAAGAATTTGCACACATGCTCAATATCGAACCTGAAACTCTAGACGCTCGGATTCGTGAAGGCAGATACCAAAGGCCATACAAGGATGGGCGAAAAAGTTTTTGGTTATTGTCCTACGTGCAATCTGTCGTTACAGACACAAAAGAATCTGGTAAAGTAGCCACCTATTGA